CTCCTTGCCTCCGGCTCCGGCTCCGGCTCCGGCTCCGGCTCCGGCTCCGGCTCCGGTGTCGGCTTCCCCGGCGGCGGTTCCGGTGGCGGCAGCTCTGTCTTCGGCTCCGGCGGCGGCTCCGGCTCCTGCGACGGGAGATAGTCCGTTACCCCACTCAATCGCTGCAGTCGCCCCGAGCGACCCTAGCTCACCGCCAGTTGATCGGGCGTGCGATACAACAATATATACGGACGAGCGCGAGAAACTGATAGCTGCCCTTTCGGCGCGCAAAGACGATGTGATCGCAAGTACTTGGGCTAAGATGCTCGAAGCGTGTGGAGACACTACACCACCGCCTAAGTCTCTAGTGGCGTTCCGCCAAGCAAAAACCAACGAAGATAAGGCGCAGGCTGTAGTCGATGTCATTGCGTCACTTGTTGAGAACAAGACAATCACACAAGAAAAGGCGAATGCGCTGCTTGCCGGTAGTGGTGGCAAGCGTCGTCGGGTGCGGAAATCTACTTTCAGAAGACATCACAAGCATTAACAAACCATGGGTGACGATCTGGTCGTTGCGAAGACAGTCCAGACCGCCCCAATTCGCATCCTTGCCGAGGGCTTGAAGTCCATGCTGGTGGAGATGAGCTTGGTGTTTGACAAGGACGGAATCCGCATGATTGCAATGGACAATACACGCACTGTGTTAACACACATGCGCCTGCATGCGTCCAAGTTTGAGCACTACGAGTATAACCACACTGCCCCGAAGCTGGATGTGGGTCTGAATACGGACCACTTCTACCGCATTGTCAAGACGGTAACGAACGATGATACCATTACCTTTTCGGTCTCCAAGTCGGAGTCCAACCACCTGTGCATCACGCTGGAGAATGGTGAGAAGAAGCGCCGTATCCGCAACAAGCTCAACCTGCTGGACCGCGACGAGTCGGACATCAACATGCCCGAGACGGAGTTCGCCACGCGCATCACGATGCCGTCCATGGACTTCCAGAAGATTTGCCGTGACATGACCCTGCTGTCAGCCAAGACGGTGGACATCAAGAACGTAGGGTCTACACTGACCTTCACGTGCAAGGGGCCGTTCGCATCCCAGACCGTAACCATGGGAGACTCCACGTCGGACATTGCCATCGACAAGCAGAAGCCCGACGAGATTGTGTCGGGCACGTTCTCTCTGCCGCACCTGGTCCTGTTCACCAAGTGCTCCAACCTGTCCAACAACTTGGAGGTCCACATGAAAAATGATTGGTTTCTGATGATTCGCTACGTCATTGCGAACCTTGGAGACATCAAGCTATGTCTCATGCCCTGCAGCGCGTAGTGTTTTTTTTACTCATCTGTATCCACCGACTCCTCGTCATCCTCGCGCGGCAGCGGCGGGGCAAGCGCGTGTGGCTCGAACACACGCAGGTAGCCACAGCGCCAGCGGTCCACGTTCCACGCACGCGAGCGCGCGACATCTGCGTGGAGAACATTCTTGATCAGGTCGCGGTCCACGCGCGCACGGCTGATGAAGTCCACCCAACCATCCATGATGCGCTGGTGCTCCTCCGGGTACCGGTGGAGGCTGTATGCGATATACCCGTTGAAGTTCGTCATCGTCCACTGCGATGCGAGCTTGTTCTGGATCGCAGGCTGGGCAACCTGGACGCGCTCATATATCTCCAGGATATTCACGAGGTCAGACGTGACCTGTGCGCGGTTGAACGGGTCAGACAGCATGCCATTGACCTGGATGTCCGCCCACGACTTTGTGATGCACAGAGGCCCGAATGCCAGACCGGCAATGAGCGCAACAGCATCCACAAGGTAGTTGCGCTTCTGCTCCGTGTGAACCCTCGAGCCCCACACGCGCGTCGCACGCTCGTTGAGGCCCATGCCACGGGTCAGCAAGGTCTCCACCGCGAAGGCAACCAGCGGTGATAGCGTAATCATTGCGTGGAGGCGGTCGCCCGTGGACAGCGGCTGGCCACCCTGACGGTTGATGAAGATGTCGATGGCCTCCGCATCCGTCGCATTCTCATAGACCTCCACAATCATGTCCGTGTGCAGGTATCGCTCCTGCTCGACCTCGGTCATGGTTGAGAAGGCCTGGCCGTCACTGCCGGTAGTGACGCCCTCCACGAACCGGTCGTGCGTCGTGGTACGCTGGAGGCCGTCCTCCAGAGTCCACGAGCCATCGGCGTGCTTCCGCAGCAGGATGCTGCCCGGGAGAGCGCGACGAAGCTTGGTCTTGTCAATCAGAAGCTGCTGGCGGCGCTTGCTCCAGACGAATGTGCGCTGGTAGTCGGGGACGCGAATGCGGCCGGTCTTGAGACGGTTGAGGAGGACACGGAGCTCCCATGTCGTGACCTCGTAGGAGAACTGGGGTGCAGCAGGGCGGTTGAGAAGGAAGTTGACGATATCTGCCATTTTGTCCGATGTGGAATACTTTGCCAATAAATAGTAGTTTCCGTTTTTAGCGCCCGCCTGAAAAGGGAATTCGGCAGCCACAAAGTCTAACAGGACATCAAGGATGCTCGCACTCAGTCTCTTCTCTGGCGCTGGCGGCGACACGGTTGGTTTGGAGAACGCCGGTCTTAAGGTAGTTGCCTTCTCCGAGAACAATGCAGCATGCGTCCGTACCCACAAGGCAGCCTTTCCCGAAAGCAAGTGGTTGGGAGAAACCGTCAAGGGCAACATCACGAACATCCCTGACTCTGAGTTTGAGCCCTATGCTGGTAAGATCAAGATGGTCTTTGCTGGGTTTCCGTGTCAGGGCTTCTCCAATGCGGGCAAGAAGGACACCAACGATCCTCGTAACCGCATGTTCCAGCAGTTTCTCCGCGTGGTCCGCATCGTCAAGCCTGACTGGATCTTTGGCGAGAATGTGGCTGGCTTGCTGACCAAAAAGACAGACGACGGAGAGAACAGCGTGATTGACGCAATCAAGGAGTGCTTTGCGGAGATTGGATACCCCATCCACTACAAGGTCTACGACATGACCACGGTTGGGGTTCCCCAGGCCCGCAAGCGTATCGCAATCATCGGCAACCGCCTGGGTCTTCCAGTGGAGATGCCGACGTTTGATGAGGCGAAGGCAGGCCTCCAGCACATCGCAGAGCCCAGTATGGAGGGAGCGATTGAGACTGCATTGGACCTGCCACCCGAGTGCTGTGTGTCCGTACCCGAGGATGCCGAGCCGTCTGGGACCCCCCATCCGTTCATGGTGAAGAAGCACGGAGAGAACCTGATTTCCTTCCGCAAGCGCGACTCACCCGTTCACAGTGAGGTACTTGACCTGCGCAAGCCCTGCAAGACCTTGATTTGCGCGTACACGTTCCAACCCCGGTTGTACGTGGGACTGGTCAAACCCAGTGGTAAAAAGTATATTAGGTGCCTGACTGTGCGGGAGGCGGCGCAGATTCAGGGCTTTCCGGCAGACCACCCCTTCCAAGGGTCGCGCGACGACCAAATCAAGCAGGTAGGAAACGCGGTTCCTGCTCTGTGGGTAACACAGATGGTCCAATCCATGCTAGCGTCTTCGCCAGCTGGTCCTTGACGAACTCAGGAGTGAATCGCCGGCACTTAAACTGGTTCGCGTTGCGGATATAGAGAACCAGATCATCTGTGTCCTCTGCCTCGGCGTTCAGCTGCTTGAGAAGGGCAAACCGACGCTCAAGCTGTGCCTTGTCCTTGTCAGACATCACGTCTTGTCCAAGGACCACGACACACACATTTTCGCGCGGGCACTTACGCTGGCCCTTGACCTTGTCGAGGAGGCGCGTGAAGGATATCACATAGACGACATTGTCCATGAACTTACCGTCGTTCAAGAAGATGGAGGCACCTGCGCCCTCACCTCCGTGCTTGAGGTCAGTGTCCACCGAGTGCACAACTGCGCCCTCGTTGAGCTCCGTGAGGCGGAAGTCAATGGACTGCTGTGTACCATTGGCCTGGTGCTGGTAGACGAAGCCCGATGTCTCGCCGCGTGCGGGCTTCCAGCCATGCTCCTCAAGCACGACCGCAAAGGCGGCCTCGTGGGGCGGGCACTTGTTTGCGAGACCCTGGCCAGTTCCGCTTCCAGCCTGGGTGAGCTTGGTGATCATGGCCGGATGAAGTTCCTCGAGACGGGCGGCGTTGGTAGAGACGAAGTTGAAGAGAGACGAGATGCGAGAAGAGAAGGTGTCCATTGTGACGTGTGGTGAAGTGCGTGTATGAAGGGGGCCGACTCTAGGTACCTTCTGGACCTACGGAATCCATTTTCAACGGGCGTTTGTAGAAGAGCTCGTTCAGCAGCAATTGAATGAACTTCACTATGTCAATTCGGAACCGGAGGTCGCGATTGGCGTTCAGTGCAGCACGGGCAATACAGAGACGCAGTGCGGCTTCCATTACTGGGTATCGGGCTTCTTGGGTAAACCGCACTTGCGGCAACGGCGGTAGGTGCGACGACGGCCTGCTTGCTTGGGTTCTGCGCCCGCGGCCTCGGTGACAACACGATCTATCAGAACCTTGTGTCCTGTCGTCGGTGGCTGAAACCGTCCGATTGTATACGCCACCGGCATTGTTATTCCCACTGAAAAAGCAATGGACCAAGAGACGGCTACGGCTGTCTTGGTGGTCAGCACCACGATCTTCCAGGCGTGGTTCATGTACATGTCATTCTACTGGTTCGTGAACAATTGTGAGTGCATCTAACAATGGCTAAACACCCCCATGTTCCCAAGCCGAACAAGGCGGCCGAAATTGTAGACCCCGATGCAATCCACGCGTTCAGGACTTCAAGAGACCCTGTTGTTCGAAGGCACCTTCGTGTGGAAAAAGCATGGCTTGACCGGGCGATGGACAAACATAAAAAGTACCACGATAGGGTTCATACTCATGGTGTCGCCCACCCGGGTGCGACGCGGCGAAAGGTGTTTGGACGAGGAAAGAGGCGGCGGACGCGGCGGTCTACTTAGGCCTCTGGTTATGTGCCTTGTAGGCAATGTCGTCGCCCAACTTCATCTTGAGCGTGGGGTTGAAGAGCTTGCGGTCTGATACCTTGGTCGTAGAGTTCCACACCTTCACAATGTGGAACTGACCCTTGGGGCTGAGTGTGACGCCGGAGATGGTCTCGTTCTGACTCTTCAGAAAGGACTCGGCAATGCAGTGGACCATGCAGTCCACAAAGACGGCATGGGTGTCGGCAGCGTCCACCTTCTTGGACCATGCCCCGCCCTTGTCGTTCTCGGGCGCGTCCCAGAGTGGCGGAATCTCGCCACGCATGAAGAAGAACATGCCTGCCTCCCACATCTCCTTGGGAATACCGTCCACGATGGTCCAGAAGTCGGAGACATCGTTGACCTGGAAGATGCGAATGTAGCTCATCATTGAGTAGTCGTTGTTTGAAGGGTCGTGATACCAGAGAGTCCACATTCTGGCAGACCTCCTTACTGTTGAGGACGCACGATTTCGTTTTCCTGGCGCGGGTCGCGGCCACCATCGGGTCCCTCCACCCATCCCTCGGGAACGGGGTTGACGATGGGGCGTGCCTCGCCCTCTGCGTAAAACGTCCACAATTGCGGCGACTCGGACATCACCTGCCCCGCCTCGGGACCCTCAAACGTAGCATAGCCAAACTCCGTCACCCCCAGAAACTTCCGAGGCCCATACGTATGGGACTTCGTCACGTGAACCTTGTAGTAGAAACGACCGACCTCCATACCTGCAGTGGGCTGAAACCATGTAAGTCCTACCAAAAACGAATCTATGCAGTAGCAAGGGAACTTGAGGGCGGGATGGACACTGTATCAAACATCTACAGCAACCGTGCTGCCCTCACTCGCCCCCTTCCAGCCGAAGTTGCGGCACTGCTTCAGCGTCTCGCAACTTCGTTTCGCCCCACCTTCCGTCGTCCTGCGTTTCGTCGTGAAGCACCTCCTGTTCAAAATGACAATTGGCGGTCCAATGTCCTCGTGGAAGTCGCGCGTAAGGTTCGCGACAAGGACGACCCCGACTACGACGAGATTAATGCCTTCATCAACAAGCTCTCCAAGCAGACCTACGAAAAGCTGGTGACAGCCATCAAGACCAAGCTGGCTGCACGTGATGCCATGTTCAGGTTGCGCATCACCACCCTGCTGTTTGACCGCGGCATCAAGCAGAACTTCTACGCCCCCATCTTGGCGGATGTCTATAGCGACATTGTGAAGTCCCACGAGGACGCGCGCCAAGACCTGGCGGTCCAAATCGGCATGTTTGACACACTCTACGACACCAGCGCAGTCATTATCGTGCCTCCGTCCTCTGACCCGACGTTCAATGACGTGATCATTGCGTGGACCAAGCAGAAGGAGACCAAGCGTGGATTTGCCGTCTACGT